GTGCAAAATTTCATTATTTACTGCCTTAAAACTATTAATAAACCATAACAGAGTATGGCGAAAAGCTACAGAGAGAGACTTGACGAACACAACGCTAATCGGACAGCTCGTTTCCGCGCTGAACGCGACATCGGACCGTTGCCGCCAGTCAAGGACGCACGCAGACGACGCGAAGCGAAAAAATCTCTGCTGTACTTCCTTCGGCAGTTTTTGCCGGAATGGTTCAAGAAGGAATTTTCCGCCGCCCATAAAGACATGATTGCCAGAATTGAACGGTCAATACTGACCGGAACAAAATTTGCGTATGCGTTTCCTCGCGGTTTTGGCAAAACGTCTGTGATGTTGGCGTCAATGATTTGGGCTGTACTCAACGGACATTCCCGCTGCTGCGTTTATATTGCGTCGTCCGACAGCGCAGCGGCGAAGGCTATCAAGATTATCTATAACAAACTCAGAAAATCGGAACTGCTGCGGAACTATTACCCTGAGTTGGTTTGCCTCTGGAAATTGGACGGAGAGACAAAGCGGCAGAACGGTCAGACGGTCGAAGGCGTCAAGACGGAAGTCCGCTACGTACCCGGCGAAACGCTCGAAATGCCCCAACTGGCCGGCGTCGAATCGTCCGGCGCGAAGATACTCGCAACGTCAATTGAGAGTAAGTTCCGCGGAATCCTGGACGATGCCGGCGGCGACCTGATACGTCCTGACCTGGTTGTCCTTGACGATCTCCAAACCGACGAAGCTGCGCGAAGTCCGAACCAGATTGCCAAAATCATGAACACGATTGACCAGGGCGTTTATGGTTTGCGAGAGTTTGGGGGCAAGATGGCGATGTTTTTTATCGGAACCGTGATTGCGAAGGGCGACCTCTGCGAGACGTTCTTGGATCACGAACTCAACCCGACATGGCGCGGCGTTCGCCGTCCGGCAATAGAATCCATGCCGAAGAATTTGCAACTCTGGGAAACCGGCTACAGGCAGGCGTGGTTACAGTCAATAGAACTGGATGACAATTACGAAACCGCGAAGCGGTATTATCGCGCCAACCGTCAGGCGTTAGAGGAAGGCGCGAAGGCGTTATGGCCTGCGAACGTCCCGGACGACTGCGTCAGCAACCTGGAATGCTTAATGAGAATTTACCTGGAAAAGCCCAAAACGTTTTTTTCAGAGTACCAATTAGAACCACAGGTCGAAGTGAACGACAGCGACCAGATCATTTTGCATCCGGCGAACTTGACGCACTTGCCGCGTTACGTCGTTCCGGGTTGGGCTACTCAACTTGTCGCTGGCGTGGACGTCGGAAAGTACATGGCGTCATACGTCGTTCTCGCCGTCAAGAAGTCCGACTTTACTGCCGCCGTCGTTGACTACGGAACCTTTCCCGAACAGTCCACCATTGACTTTAAATACAAACTCGCGCAAAACAGATGGGGCGGAACGACGGAAAAAACAGAACCGCAACTCATTAAAAACGGGTTGCTTGCTCTGGTTTACACACTCAGAAAACGCTGGCGAAGGGAAGACGGAAACACGATGTTGGTTAATCAGATGTTGATTGACCGTGGCTATCAACCGTTTGTGATAAAGGACGTCTGCGCTGAACAACACGTCCCGTACATCCTCCCCGTGAAGGGCTATGGCAGCAGCCCGACGCGGATGCAATTGTCAGAGTGGAAGCCAAAAGCCGGGATAGAAAAGGGCGACAACTTTATAATCGACAGCAACGACAAACAATATGGAACTTACGTACACGTTGACACAAACCACTGGAAAACCGTACTGTCTCAAATTGTCAAACTTGACGGAATCGCGGCTGGAAGCCTGCGTCTGTTTGGCGATGAACCCGGCAGACACGCGATGTTCTACCGGCACTTACAGTCGGAATACCCGATAGAGGTAACGGCGCGTGGATTGACAATTAACGAGTGGCGACCAGTTCGCCAGGACGAAGATAACCACCTTCTTGACGCTCTACTCTACGCCTATGTTGCCGCGTCAATTGCCGGTTGTCATTTCGTCGAACAGTACGTAACGCAACACGTTTCAAACATTAAACCATTAACTTTCGAAGGAGAAAAGAGAACATGGAAAAATCAACAGTGATTCCCGCAACCTGCCCGAAATGCGGCAGTATTCGTCGATCGAAAAAACGCGGTTCCCGCGTCTCGCATTTCGGCAGCGTCCAGAAAATAGCTGGCGTCGAATGTACGGCGATCCGCTACTCTTATGTAACGTGTTTGGATTGCCGCCAACATTACATCATTCGCGAACCGATTGCAAAAAGTGAAAAATAATCGGTCAAATGTTCGCCAGGCGAACATTTCGTAGAAAAAAACATTGCGAAAAATTGTCATGCTGCGTATAACAGGCAGTATGACAACGTACCGGCAAGAACTTGAAACTCTACTGACGGAAAAAACAACGCGGCTCAGCGAACTGAAAGAGTTAGAGCGGCAAATTCCCGCGGGCGTCTCTAGCATTACGCTCGACGGATTCAGCACGGCTATCGACCGCGACCTGTTGCTGAAAGAAATGCAACAGGTTGAAACCGACATTGCCGACATCAAGTCTATTTTGAACTCGAGACAGCGTTTCCGCGCTGTCAATCTGGGAACGTACTATTGAGGAGGCGGAGAGAATGAAGAAGAAAAAACTCGAAGCTATCGTCAGAGCGCAGCGTCAACAGATTGAACAGCTTGTCAACCGCGGCTACGACTTCTTGAACACCAAAGGACGCCGAAAAGACCGTGGGTCAACGATAAAGTCGCAACACGAAGAACTCAACACCAACGACCGCAACAAAGCGATTAACACCGCTCGCGATATTTACAACAACGTAATTGAAGCGACCTGGGCGGTTAATCGTTATGTTGCTGCCGTTACAGGGTTCGTCTTCCAACCAACGACCAAAGACCGCGTACTCGCGCAGCGGTTAAACGATTTTTTCAACCGGTTCAACGAAACCGCGGACGTTACAGGTCGATACACGTACACCGAATTATTACGCCTCTGGGAACTGCGGAAAGTCATTGACGGCGACGTGTTGAAAGTCCGCCTCATGACTGGCCAGCTGGAAACCATCCACGCCGACTGGATTGTCAACACGAAAACCGACGACGGGCGAACGTGGGTTGACGGCGTCTGCGTGGACGATTATGGACGACCTGTCGCCTACTCTATCTGCCGGACGACGTCAAGCGGCAAACAGGTCGAACGAATTATTGACGCTCGCCACGCTTACCTGAAATTCCACTCCGACGGCAGAATTGACAGTTACCGCGGAATATCGCCGCTTGTCTCTGCGCTCTCTGAATTCCAGGACGTGAAGGAGATTAAGACATACACGAACACGAAGGTTAAACTGGAATCCATTTTGGCGTTGGCGATAAAACGCAGCACCAGCAAATATGACTACGGGTTCCAGGTCGGCGACTACGCCCTCGGTTCCGCTGGCGTCCCCATTACCGACGAAGTCGCTGGCGAACCCGGCAGCGGCAGTTATACAACGACGTCGTCGTCCGTGATCAGCGACCCGACGTTACAGAACGACGAACTCAACAGAAACTTTGAACTGCCGGACGCAGACCAGGGCGCAGCAGTCGTTGACATCGTCGGCGACGAATCCGTCAGCCCAATCACGAATCAAACGCCGTCAGCGTCATTTAAAGATTTTTATGACATGTCGGTTAAAACCGCCTACAAGGCGTTAGACATTCCCGGTTCGTTCGCGGACGAATCCATCAGCAATTACAGTAGTATGCGCTGCGCTGCGATGCAATTTGAAGACAGTACGGAATTCGAAGTCGAAAAGAATGCCAGGGAAATGACAGCCGATATTGTTTGGGCAATGCGCCTCGCGGTTGCGAACGGAAACCTCGTATTGCCCGACGGCGTCGAACCGTCCGAAAAGCTGTTTAAACTCATACACAAACGCCGCCGAATCATTGACGTTGACCGCGAATTTAAAAGCTACGGCGAAGGTATTACAAGCGGTTTTTGGAGTTTTGAGGATACCTGTAATATGCTCGGAAAAGACGCTTACGAAGTCATTGACAGCAACGCCCGGATTATGGAATACGCACGTCAGAAAGGCGTTGACCTGCCCTGCATAAACGGAATAAACGAAAATGGAACTGAAACAACGAACCCTGACGAACTATAGCGTAACGCTGGCCAGCGACGCCGAAGGCGACAAGCCTGCCGTCGTCCATATCAAAGCCCGCGGAAAGGACTGCGTTTACGCTTGCCCTCTGCGCGAATATGAAGACTTTGAAGGGATGAACGCCCCGGAAGTCATTACGCTGAATATCGACCACGACACCGACAAGACCATCGGGAAAGCGTATAATTTCGCGCTGACGGAATACGGGCTGGAATGCGACGCGGAAATTTACCCGACGTTACATCCGGAAGCCCCGCGGGTTATTGAGATGTTAAAACACGGGTTGCCGCTGCAAGCGTCAATCACGTTTACCTGGAATACTAGCGACGATTTAGACCTCGTCGAAGAAGGACAAAAAGCGGAAGTGAACGGTTATATGGTTGATGGGCCAGCGTTTATTTTCAGACGTTGGGATTTACGCTCACTCGCTCTTTGTATACATGGAGCAGATAATTCAACGACTGTTGAAGCTGTTAGTTTATCAATGGAAAAATTTAAGGAGCTTTTGAACATGAAAAAGCAACGAAGCGAAGATGACAAGCCGGTCGTTGACGACGAAGAGAAGAAAGTCGAAAACGCCGACGAACAGACTGACGCGCCAGCGGAAACGCCGACCGAAACGTCTGACGTTGAGGCTCGTTTGACTGCGATTGAATCGAAACTGAACGACCTCGAAAACGCCGTCGCTGCGTTACAGGCGACAAGCGAAACGGAAACCGAACCCGTCAAAATTGAAGAATCGGACGACGAAGAGAAACCGGAAGACGAAGAGAAAAAAGAACTCTCGAAAAAGATTGAAACACTCGAAGCGTCTATCAAGAATCTGACGAAAACGGTTGTTAAGAATTATAACGCCGAAAGGGCTGAAAACACGCCTATTGGCTACCCGGCAGACGAACAGGGCGAACACGACCCACGCGCCGGCAGCCGACGTTTCTGCTCTTACGGTTTGACCTCTAGCAAGAAATAAGGAGTGTTACAAAATGGGATTTGAAAACGGAAAAAACGGAAAGATTACTTTCCTTGACGTGATCAAGAGCCGGGATTGCAAAGATTTCGTCTCTATGACTGTTACAAACGCTCGCGAGTTGGAACTGATTAACACCGTTTCGATGGACGAGTACGAAGAAAAGACGCTCGTCAAGACCGCCGACGGTACGTTCCAGTTCCGCGATTTTAACGAAGGCTCGGAAATTACCCTCCCGCAGTACGAAACTCGAACCTGTAAATGCGCTAACGCGAACCCGGTACTTGACATTGACATCCTGTTGTATGAACGCTGGCAAGCGGACGGAACGCTCGGTCAGAATATCGAAGACATGATGAGGGATTATTTCGAAGGCGTCATTAAACAACTGGGTAAACAGTTTTATTACGGCGACGTTCGCGACAATTCTGCGTCCACTGTTGAGAAGGGATTCCCGGGAATTGACAAGATGGTTATTCCTGGACTGCGTTTCAGCGCAGGCGGATCCACGGCGAACCAGCAGAACAGCCTCTGGTTTATCTGTTCGGGCGACCGCTACTGCTCGATGGTTTACGGCGGCGGAAAAGGTCAGCCGTTCAAGTGGGGCGAATGGCGTGAAGAAACTCGCGTTGAAGGTAACAAGAAGTGGACTGTTAAAGCACGTGATTTCACGATGTATCCCGCAGTTCGCGTCAAGCGTCCGCAGTCCATTGCGGTTATCAAAAACATCCAGTCTTCGTTCAACGATGATATGATTGGCTCAGCTATCGCGCAAATGCGCTCTATGGGAATGGAGCCAGATTTCGCGATGACTACGCCGAAGGTCATTGAACTGTTACGCAAGAGCCGAACCGCGACCAACCCGACCGGTTTGCCGGCGCCGATTCCGACGGAGATTGCCAACGGACTTCCGATCTACTGGACGTCATCTCTGAAGGAGAACGCCGAACCCGTTGACTCGACCACAGGAATTATTTCTGTTGCTTCCTGATAACAACTACAAGGAGAATTTATAATGCCTACTGCAACACTTTGCGACGCCAACCTCTGGAACGAGTTCGCTCTTCCGGCTGCGGAATCGACCTCGACCACGTCGGCAAAACTGAAACTGACTGAAGGGAAATTGGGCGACGACGGCGTCATTGACTATCCAGGCGAACTCGTTGTCGTCATTCCCGCGTTGACCGCTACGATGGTTCCGAACACGAAAACCGTTACCGTCCAGGTCGAACTGTCCAACGACGATTTTACCAATACCGAAACTGTTACGCTTGCAACTCTGACCGGTTCGTCTGGCGTTGCGAAACAACTGCTGCGCTATCGCGTTCCGCGGAAACCGTATCAGCAACTGCGCGTAAAAGTCAGCCTCGGCGCAGGCTGCGGCGACGCTTCGTCCGTCAAAGCCCTCGCGCTCTGGGAATTCTAACTGTACCTCTAATTGTTAGCGAATCGTGGGGCGGCGCAAGCCGCCCCACTGGTGGGGAAAAGAAATGAAACTCATACAAAAAATATTCCGTGAAGTCCTGATTGATTTTGTTACAAAGGCGTTCACGCTTGACAATTTGAAAATCGCCCGCGATCTGATTATCAAAAAGCTGCGCGACGCGGCGAAACAGACCGACACGCAAATTGACGACTACTCTGTCGCCCTGCTTGAACGAATTTTGAACGATGAAAACATCGTCAAGATTTATCAGTTTATTCTGGATAACGTCGGAATCGCCGTTGACGGAACCGGACTTTGCAAAGCTGCTGAACCGATTGACTTAAATCCGCTGGCGTTAGCCATCGCCAACGAAGAAACCGGCGAGAACTGCTGCGCTCTCTGTCTGTCCGGACTGCTGAAAGTCCTGGAAGTTTTAATGCCTCTCCTTATTGACTGGTACTTGAATGGAAAATGAAACGTTACATTACATCAATCGTCCTGGCGTTCGCTCTCTGCGCAGCTGCGTCGGCTGCAATAACCGGCGCGGTTACGTGTACGGCTGGCGAACTGGCAATAATTAACTGCGACAGTTCCGCTGTTTGGTCGGTTTACCCGGCTGACTATATGGCGTCCTACGCTGTCAGCGACGACGGAAAAACCGTCTATTTTGCGTCGCCGAAAAAGGGCGCGGTTACATTTTTCGCCGCGTCGGTAACGTCGGACGGACTGCCGACGATTGACCGCTACACCCTTTATAATGGCGTGGACGTTGACGACGACGTAACGCCGGAACCAGCTCCGCAACCCGCACCGGAACCAGAACCGGAAACAGTTGCGTCCATCGTCAAAAACGCTGACGTTGACGCAACGGCAGAAGAATTTGACGCCCTCGCCGCAGCGTTTGAAACCGCTGTTAGTGGAATTGACCGCGGCACAATACGGACGCCAGCAGGCGCAAGAGAGACGTTTCGCGCCGTCTGGATACGTCAAGCGGCAACAGTCAACCCTGACGCTATTGCAACGTTCTCCGCGCTTTTAACGACGTTGGGCGAAAAGGTTGACAATACCAGCCTCGCAACCGTCAAGGCGGACTATACGGCAATCATTGACGCGCTGAAAGTTCGGTCGGAAAAGGCGAAGAAAACAGACGCGAAGACTGGCCAGCCGGAACAAACGGCGAAGCCGACGACGTCGTCTTGTTCGAACGGACAATGTTATAGATGGGGGTATTGAGATGACAATTGACAGATACTACGACCATCAGCACGGAATTGAATACTGCGAAGGACGCAACCCGGAACGTCTGTTAGGCTGTATTCCGTCGAAGGTTCAGGCTGAATACGCAGCGCAACGCGGCGAACAGTCGGACGTTGACCGAATTGCCGAACTTGCTGCGCCGTGGGATGCCTCTGACAAGCCGTCAATAATCAAATGGGACGATGCTTGGATTCATAAACTCGAACAAGACGCAGCTGTATTCGACAGGCTGCGCGATACAAAAACTCTCCCGCCCTGGTGGGAAATTGCTGCTCAGTTTGGCTATAAACCGGCAGAGTTATGCGGCAGTACTCAGATGACCAACGACTGTACTGCGTGGGCGCTGCGTCGCCTCGCCACTATCCTGGCGTTGTACCTTAAATGGCAAGGCTATGAGATTGACATTGAGGCATACAACCCGATGGGCTTGTATTGTTACGCCTCCGGCGAAACGCCGCGAGAATACGCCTACGTTGCGAATAACGGACGAACGATTTACAAGATTTGCGAAACTGCTTGCAACATCGGAAACTTCCCGGAATCCGCTATCGGGAAGTATAACGGAAATCCGCAGTATACGCCGTTGATGATTAAGAGCGTTGATGTTGCCGCGGAGAATCAAACTGGGTTTGTTTATATTGGCGAAAAATCAGCTCAGGAACTGGCGGATATTATTATTCTCAGCCTTCGCGCCTGTCGCCCAGTTATTATCGGCAATATTGTCGCTCTGCGCGACGGAACGCACCAGAACGCTGACGGCGTTTATGTTTCTGATGTTGGCGGAACGTGGGGCGGGGGACATGCTACCGCAGCCGTTGACATCAAGAAGGTTGGCGATAGGTACTATCCGTGGATTTATAACTCTCACGGTTCGCTCTATCCGGCGCCGGATGGTTCGCCTGATGGCGGCACGTACATCACGCAAGAGGCGTTGGCTCGCTACCTGTCCGGTTCGTCTACTGACGTTATGCTGGCGACCTACCAGGAACGTCCGCGGGTCGAATATTACGATTTGAACGTTGGAGGCGTATGTCCAAATGAATAGTTTTTGGGATTGGTTCGGAACTGGATTAGGGCTGTTCTGCGTCGCGCAGACATCCACGGATGTTATGATTGGCGAACAACCGCCATGGTGGGCGCAGTTCGGCGCGGCGATTTTAATTTGCGTAGGGATAATCTATCTCATGATCAAATATTTAGCTCCAAAACTTGACAGCATTAAAGAGACAGCCGACAGTAACGAACAGACGCTGGCGTCATTAGCAAAGAGCGTCGAAGCTGCATTTGAAAACAATACGGAAACCAACAAACGGCTTTTAGATTTGCTGGAAAAACATATTGCGAATTCCGGAAAGGAGAATAAACACGATGACATCCAATGAAAATAAACCGAAAGCCTCGCATACTTGCGGCGAAAAGTGTGAAGTTTGGAGCCGCGTTTGTGGATATTTTAGACCTGTTTCTTCTTGGAATAAAGGCAAGAAACAAGAATTTGTAGATAGAAAACTATTTGTTGTTAAATAATCATGACAGCCCCACGATTGCTTAATACGTCTGCCATACCGATTGATAACGCCATCAATCAATCGTCGTCAAACGCGGTTGCCAACTCTGCCGTGGCAACTGCCCTGGCTGGCAAATCAGACGAATCAACCGTTGAAAACATCTCAACCGCGTCAATATCGCTGACGCTGGCGGACAACACGATATATCAATGCACTAACGCGGCGATAACAGATCTGACGCTTTCCGGCGTCGTAGCCGGTTTCGTCCGCGCAACGTTGACGTTTACAAGTCCGTCAACCGCGACAACTTTTGCCATGCCAGCGTCCGGCTGGTACTGCGTTGGGACGCCATGCAGTAACGGGGTATTTACACCAGAAACTGACATGCGTTACAATCTCGCCATCGAACAAGAATCAGACCGTGTCGCAGTCTATGTAATGGAGGCGTTATAATGAGTAGATACGAAATGAACAACGGACAGCCGTCGTTAATAACTCGCGCAACCATCAACGGACTGATCTATTCAAATCCGTCTGACGCATTATTGGAAGCAAACGGAATCGGTTATACGCGAACAGTCGTCAACCCTCCCGAAATCACAGACGAAACCAAAAAACTCTCGCATAATTATGAGATTGTCAACGGTTCAATAACCGACGTCTGGACGGTTCTGGATAAGACGGCAGAAGAATTGATCGCGTTATACACGGATCAGATTTTCGCGATTTACAATTCCGCCGACGAATTCAAAAATAATGGCAAAATTCTTTATCAAGCGACGGGAAAAGAATATATACCCAGATGGGTATATGAATATTATAACGCCGTCTTGATTCATCCTGAAGATTATTTTCCTTCTCCGGAAAGCACATTGCCGGTTACAGCGGTTGATGGTACAAGCGATGACATGACGTATGAACAGTTTTTAACGTTTTATATTTTTCTGATTCAAACGTTTATGGGTGCAACCGCTAACCAAAATTCGGAAATCAAAACACTTACTGATAAAATCAAAGCATTACGCCAATGAATCACAGTCAACATTTCAACCTGACGATCAAGCGGATGGTTAATCTGGGGGGGGGGGGGAAAATGGTACCGGGAGAAA